GGCCCGTCAGCGGCGACCAGGGCAATTGTTCGGCAAAGATCTCCTCGATCTCCGGGATGTGCAACTGTGCGGCCAACCGCTTCACCAGGACCTCGGCGTTGAGCGGCCTGCCCTGTGCGGCCATGGCGTTGGCGAACGGGGCGATGAACTGAACCAGCGTGATGAGTTTCTGTGCCGCCGCCTCCGGCGTGTCCGGCGTCATGGAGTACGGCTCGATGCCGATCTCAAAGTCCTCGACGTTGATCTCGGCCCACACTTCCGGGCCGACGCGAACCGTCAAGGGAACGGAGAGGCCGACAAGCGGCAACTCCTGGTCCTCGATGCTGTGCCGCAGGAGATACCACGCCGCCCGCTTCATCACGCGAGCCACGCAGTCCGACAACTTGGACCGCATGTAGGCGAGGTTCTGCGAGATGTTGGCGTGCAGCCTTTCGGTCTGCCCCAACGTCGGGGCCTCGGACCGGATGCCGCCTTGCAGGGCGATGTTCCCACCCTGCTCGCTCGTCCGCTCGAGGAGCCAGCCAAGGGTCCGCAGGGTGTCCTGCTCCACGCCGCCTGTCTGGAAGGCCGCCACGGCGTCCTTGCCGCCCGAGACGCCAACGAAGTCGCCGTGCACGGCGTCTCGCAGGTTCTCGGCGTCCTTTTCGTCCACCTTGTCGTAGACCAGGAATCGCTTGTACGACGCGGCGCCGTCGATCACTTTGCAGGCCACTTCGTTCAAGCCTACGTCCAGGTCGTAGATCCGCGACAGGGGCGCCACAGGGAAGGGGTTGTCCGGGACCTCGATGTAGCCCAGGGCCTCGTAAGGGCTTCCCTCAGGCCCATCAAACGGCACGACACGCAACGGCTCATCGCCCTGGCCGCGAGGCGGCAGGGTCCAGATCGCTCGTTCCCGGGCGATGTACAGGTGGAGAAGCCTGGCGGTCGGCGTCAGTTCTTCCGGCCCGCCCGTTCGCTTGCCCGGCTTGGATTCCTGCTCGGCGCTCGGCTGGCTCCGTTCGCCCAGGTCGGCAGACGAGAACAAGCGGTCGGCGTTCTGGAAGAACCCGGCGTCAACCGCCTGCTGGATGTCCTCCTTCGCCATGATGGCCCAATGTCCCTCGAACAGAAACGCCTCGTGATGCCTGGCCCAGGGGTCGCAGACGTAATCATCGAGGCTGACCGGCAACGCCGCGACTTCACCAACGTCCAGCCACTCATCCCCCCATGTCTCGGCGCCGGTCGAGTTCAGCATGGTCCAGATGATCGCCGGCCCGAACAGGCTGTCATGGACCAGCCGCGTCAAGTGCATCGCCAACCGGACCTCTTCGGCCCATCGGTCGAGTTTCGCCCCCAGGATGTCGGCCACCCTCCGGCTCTGCCGACCTTTCGGCCGGACCCACGCCTTCGGGTTGGCCGACACCAGGGCAGGCACGAGGGCTTGCGCCATGCCGGCCGTCTGGTTCAGCGGCATGGAGGGGTCGTTGCCACCGTCGCCCCCCGCTCGGTAGTTCCCGCCGATGTACTGCCGGATCAGGTTGGTCCGCATCACGCGGAAGGGCGCGAGGCGTGTCTCGCACGCCTCGACCGCCCGACGTAGCCGCTCGACTTCCCGTTGCTCGGCTTGTGCCATGCGGAACTCCTACACGACCAGATCGAAGACTTCGCCTCGCTCGATGGCGATGATTTCGACGTCCACAACCTGGGTCTCCAGACCAGCAAGCACCGCGGGTTTGTTCGGGGCCTTGGTCTCGATATACATACCAGCCTTGCGAGCCGCCTCGTCGTAATCCTTGGCCACGACGCGGAGCGTGCCGCTGACCGGCAACGTCTCATGCGATGGCCAGCCCTGCTTCTTGGCCACGGCCTCGAACGCCTCAGCCTGACCAGCCGCCGGGCCGACCACGACCTCGGCCTCGACACGCCAGATGTATTGCTTCTCGTCCATCGCCCTCTCCTTACCGCTTGCGACGAAGCCGCCGCTCCGTCTCCTGTGCCCTCTGTCGTCGCCACGCCAGCGATCCGACCGGAACCTCGCGAGGCGCGAGCGCCATGTACGCCGGTAAGTCAAGCGCCGCTCGGTATGCCCCTGCACATCCTACCACACGATCCGAGTGCTTGCCTTGCAATTCCTTCGGCAGGTGCGCACGCTGCTGGTGAACTATTCGCCCGTCCTGGTAGATGTACTGCTGGTGCTCCTGCCAACACGCCAGCGAATGAAGCCTCGCCTCGGCATGGTGAACCGCATCGATCCATCTGCCGAACAGCAAGGCGCCCTGGGCCGTGATGCCCGTCTCGTCGGCCGCCCACCCAAGGGCCTGGGCACGCCGTTCGTGCATCCTCTCGCTCCACCGGTGATGCCACAGGTACGGGTAGCCGCAGTCGTCGATCAACGTCCGAAGGACCGTCAGCCCATGAATCCGCCGCATGCAGAGGATCAGGGCGTTGTTGTAGTACCGCCCGACCGCTGCCGCCAACCGCCCCAGATCCGAAGGCGTCGTGTTGGCATCGGCGAACTCGGCCGCCTGCTCGTAAGTGTCGGCGGTGAAGACCTCAATGACGGAGTTCGAGGCAGCCACGCCTTCTGAGACGTCAATGCCGATGGCGAAGGTCCGGGCCATAATCGCGTCGATCTCCGGGCCGGCCGGCGGTTCAGTCGGCTGGATGTAGATAGCCACCCGCCCGTCGCCCATCGGTGCTAGGTCGCGGCCCTGAGCGAGGTCCATCCGGTAGGCCGGTTCTCGCAGGCCCGGCGCCAAGGTGTCGAGCCACTGTTGCTCGAAGACCGGCTGGCCCTGCTGCGCCTCGAACTCGCGGAGGTACTCCTTCCGGTACTTCCACGACGGTCGCCACGACCCGTCCGTGTTGCGCGTGCTGCCGAGGCGCTGCTGCTCGCCGTCCAGAATCTCCGGCGTCAGGGCGACTGGATCGACCTCAGGCCCGATGTCCACAGACACGAACCCCCGGCTGGTCGGCTTGGCCGTCACGCCTGGCACTACGATGGTCGGCTCGGTGATGCGCACCGCTGTCCCTGTTGCTCTCTCGCCTTGCGCTCGAACACCTTGCGGCACAGAGTTTCGCTTTGTGGCTTGGTCATCAGGAGCCAGTCTTCTTCGCAGTTCGGGCAGGTCCAGAGGAACCCGTGGATGTAATCGCCGAGGTCGTCGGCCCACCGCGCGACTCTTGCCATGCCGCGCGTCGTCGAGGGGAGCCGCTGGCCACACTCACAAGCGTTTTGGAGTCGCCGGTCATTCATCGGGCAGATCCCTCACCAATCGGAACATCGCCCCGCCGTCCGTCAGGTCGGCCGTGCTAACCGCGACGAACCACCCGCCCGACCGGATGCAAGGGATCGCCGCCGTCAACGCATCGCCGAACTCCGGTTGGAACGCTGCCTCATCCGACTCGATGCCGCTGGCCGTCCGCTGCCGCAGGATCGAGCCGCCCTGGGGAATCGCCCATATCGTTGACCGCGACCGCGGGAACACCAGACGGTCAGCCTTGGCGTCAACCGTCAGGCCAAGGTCTCGGGCACACGGGATGCGAGCCAGGATGTACTTCGTGCGACCGAGCAGCCCGTCACCCGTCGTCTCGTCGCCGATCACGTCTTCCAGGCGCTTGGCCTGTTGCATGATGAGGCGGCCCTTATGAAACGCCGCGTCCCACAACGCGATGGTCGCCATCCACCAGGTCAGGAGCACCTGCCTGCATTTGACAATAGCCAGGAGTGGGTTATCGAGCCACAGGGCGTTGAGGGCCTGGAGGTGCGGCCGGTCGGCCGGGAAGAGCGTCTCGACGTTTGTGGCGCGGCCACCATCACGGCCGGGGATGACCTTGTTGGTCCAGCAGAACTCGGATTGAAACACGCCGAGGTCCCTACTGGCCACGTCCCACCGCGCCGCTAGGTCCAGGATCGCCGTCCTGGGTGGGACCAGGATAGTCGGGGCCTCGATGGTGGCGGGCGTCATGGCGATATCTTGCTATCCTCACGAAACTCCATCAGCGATGACCGGTCCAGATCGGCCTCGATTTCGGCGGCGCGCTCGGCATCGGTCAGCGAGAGCCAGCGCAGCGTCTCGTAAGGGCCTACGGCACACTCGACGAGATCGGGGCAATCCCTGTTCATGGTTCGCTCTCCTCGGCCAGGTACTTTACGCCAGGAAGCGGGCCGCCCGCTACCCGATGTGTCATGGCAATCACTGCGTCGAACCGCCGCCGCTCGTCGTCGCTCATGCCCGAGATGATCGCTCCGATGTCCACGTTTGTGCTCACCGAGACCTCGCCCGCGATCTCGTTGGGCATGACACGAGCGATCAGTTGGACGAAGGACCGGGGATCTTCGCGGCGGAGTTTCTCGAGGAACTTCCGGCTCTCGTCATTCTTGCCGATGGTCAGGTCAAGGAGCATCGCCCGGAGCGCTGCGACGCGGTGCTTGTGCCCTCGGTTGGTGCCAGGCGGAGCTATTCGAGGGTCTGTGCTCGTAAACGGGCGACCTCGGACCTGTCGGTGACTTTCCGCTGGATTGGCCACGTCAGCCCTTCAATGCCCCCGGAGGCAAGCGTGACTGTCGGAACTGCTCGATCTTCGGGTGTCGTGCCTCGTTGTCGGCCTTGGCTTTGACCTCGATCTCGGCCTTGAGTTCGGCGCCGACGACTTCGCCGGCGATCATCATGGCGGTCTCGTATCCCGCCCAGGCGTCTGCAAGGGTCAGGGCCGGGATGGGGAAGTTGAACGAGCGTTGAGCGACCCAGGTCTTCCCGTACAGGTTCTCGCGTTGCACGCGATGACCGAAGCCGATCCACGCCTCAGTTCCATCCTCGAAGGCCAGGTGGTTCAGGTTGCGGGTGACCTGGCCGTTGGTCCACTGTTGAAACGCGGTGACCTGGGCTCGGCCGGCGATGCCGACTGCGGCTGGTTTCGGTGTCTGGACCTCTGGTGCTGGTGCTTTGCCGTCGCCGTTATCGTTCATCGTGCCCTCGATTTGTACCGGGATCCTACCAGGAGTCGCATGTGATGTCAAGAGTTTTCGGCTCTTGGGTTCGGCTGTCA